GAGATTCCGAGCGCATTCTGTCGACCTCTATCGGAATGATTGCCCTTGCCGCAGCCATGCAGATATTTGGTAATGCTCTTAAGACCATTGCTGAAATCGACATCAATGGATTACTGCAGGGTCTTATCGCAATGTCGGTAGCGCTTATCGGCATTATTGCTACAATGAATCTTCTTCCAAGCGATACGATGGCTAAGAGTGTAGGACTTGTCGCTACTGCGTTCGCTTTGAAGATATTAGCCGGAGCCCTTTCAACACTTGGAAGTATGGGGCTTCCGGATATTGGCAAAGGGTTACTGGCTTTGGGTGTCGGTCTTGCCGAAATTACCATTGCCCTCAATCTTATGAGCGGAACTTTGGCTGGCTCTGCGGCGTTACTCGTTGCTGCAGTAGCATTGAACATGCTTGTTCCTGTCATTAAGGCCCTTGGCAGTATGGAACTCAATCAGGTTCTCATGGCATTAATTGCTATGGCGGGGACCTTTGTTGTTATCGGGGCTGCAGGATTGGCTCTTGCCCCGGTTGTTCCTGTCTTGCTTGGACTTGGAGCTGCAATAATGCTTCTTGGCGCAGGTGCTCTCATGTGTGGCATCGGTGTTACTTCGCTTGCAGCAGGACTCACTGCTTTAGCGGCATCCGGCGTAGTCGGGATTAATTCGTTGATATTAGTTCTTCAGGGAATTATCAATCTTATTCCTGCAATACTTACGGCTGTTGCTCAGGGCATTGTGCAGATGGTTAAAGTAATCGGAGAATCAGCAGGTGAAATAGCAACAACAGTTGCCGAGGTCGGCACAGCAATTCTGCAGGCACTGGCAAAGCTTATACCAAACGTTTTGGAGTTCATTACGATACTGCTTGCTGCGATTGCAGAAAGAACTCCGGACTTCATGCAGTCCGTTATTGATATTATCATGGCTGTTCTTACGGCTATTAATGATAATGCAGAGCAGATAGTGACCAAAGTAATTGAGGTCATGACGACAATCATTGAGACCATTGCATCCAAAGCAGGAGATCTTGTTCAGGCAGGTATTGACCTGATGCTGAGTCTGATTGAGGGACTTGGGCAGGGTATTGAAGATAATGCAGAAGCGTTTAGGGTTGCTCTTGAGAGTTTCTTTGAACATATGCTAAACGCGGTCAAGAACTTCTTAGGCATTCACTCCCCATCAACCAAGATGGCTGAGATCGGAATGGACATGGTACTTGGTCTAATCAAGGGTGTTGGTGATAAAGCTACCGAGTTCATTAATAAGGTTAAGGACACGGCAGGACAGGCTCTTTCTGCAGCAAGAGAAAAGATTGGTGAATGGAAGACCGCCGGAAGTAATCTTATAAGCGGTGTCGTAGAGGGTGTTGGCTCTAAGATTGGCGAGTTCAAGACTAAAGCTGGCAATGTTGTTTCGAACGCAAAGTCTGCTATTACTGAGAAAGTCAGCGAGTGGAAGACTGCTGGCAGCAACCTTATGAACAACGTTGTTACAGGCTTGGGAGAGAAAATGAGCGCTGCCAAGTCCAAGGCTCAGGAAGTTGTTAACAACGCCAAGAGCGCTATCTCCAATAAGGTTTCTGAATGGACTACGATCGGTAAAAACCTTGCACAGGGTGTTATCAATGGCATTGGCTCTAAGATCAAAGCTATTGCCGATAAAGCTGCTGAACTTGTAAGAGCCGGTATTAACGCTGCAAAGAAGGCTGGCGAAATCCAGTCACCTTCTAAAAAGATGGAAGAAGTCGGTGAGTACCTTGACGAGGGTCTCGAGAAGGGTATCGAGGAAGGAACTGACGATGTAGCTGAAGCTGCAACCAACATGATGGACGAGTCAATTGTTCAGTCTATGGCTTATGGACAGGGAGCAGTTGAGTCGTTTGTTAAACGCTATGGTGAAAGCATGTTAGCTCTTTCCGACACCAGTCCTACACAGGCTGCTAAGACCGCAATTGAGGCTTTAGCCAAGGCTACTTACGAAGCTTCAAAATCAGCTGAGGATTCTGCTGAAACTGCAGAGAAAGCTTCCAAGAAAGCTAAGTCGGAGATCGAAAAGATTAAGGAAGCGTACCTCAAGCTCTACGAAGATACCGAGAAAGTAATGACTGGTCAGATGGATATTTTCAAGAAGTTTGAATACGAGGACATCGACAAGATGAAACCGGAAAAGCTTCTTGAAAACATGCAATCTAACGTGGACGCTGTTCAGAGATATGGAAAAGACCTCCAGGATCTTGCCGAACGTGGCGTTTCAGAACCTTTCCTTAAGAAACTGTCTGAGCTTGGACCTAAGGGTGTTAAGACTCTCGAGGTATTCCTTAAAATGTCTCAGGAGCAGCTTGAGAGAGCAAACCAGCTGTTCGCTGAGTCGATTTCTGTGCCAGCAGCTGTAGCTAATGATATTGTAGGTGCTTATGCATACGCTGGTCAGATGGCTGCTCAGGGCTTTGCAGATGGCATCGGAAACAGCGAAGAGGTGGCAAGCAACAAGGTTCTGGACGTTGCTACAGGCACTCTTACGACTCTCGAAACAGCTTTGGACGAGCATTCACCATCGAAGAAGACTTTTGCAATGGGTGAGTTCTTCTCTCAGGGCTTTATCGAAGGTATTGCTTCTAAGGCTAACGACGTTATTGCATCCGTCTCCGACCTTGGCAAACGTACGGTAGAAAATCTTGGCATCTTCAACGACAAGTCTCAGGCTATCAAGCTTGGTGAAGACATCTGCCTTGGTCTTGCCGAAGGTATTAAGTCTAAAACTCAGGACGTAATCAGAGCTGCTAAAGACATGGCTGATGCTGTGCTTGAAGCAACTACTGACGTTCTTGAGATTAACTCCCCGTCCAAAGCATTCGAGAGAATCGGTATGTATTCAGATGAGGGGCTTGCCAGAGGATTGCGTAATTACTCGGGAAGAGTGGGCAGCGCTGCCGAAGCTCTCGGACGTGGTGCTCTGGATAATGTTCAGTCTGCCATTGAGTTTATTAAAGACATGCTTAATGAAGGACTGGACGACGGACCGACAATTACTCCTGTACTGGACCTCTCTAATGTGGTATCCGGAGCTGGGGCAATTGACGGACTGCTTAATGGCACTACGCTCAATGCAGCTGGTGCTATACAGATTCAAAATGACCGCAATAATTTAGTATCAGCAATGAAGGATGCGTTCTCTCAAGCCAACACCGGCAACTCGATTACTGGCGATGTCAACGTGTATGTATACGGTGCAGAAGGTCAGGACCCGAAAGATATTGCTGCGGCAGTTGAAGACCGTATCCTAGTCAGATTCAATCAGTTGAGGGCCGCAAGAACATGATTAATTACTTAGTTATTGACGGAAAACCTAGTTTGGATTTCGGTCTGGTCATTTCTGGGGCGGGGACATTTACCTCACCTCAGAAGAGGTACGAAGAGGTAGATATTCCTGGGAGAAACGGAAAGCTCCTTCTCAATACCGACAATTTTTTCGAAAACGGGCAGATCTCTTATGAGTGCTTTGTTTACGAAAATGCCGGACGAATCTTACCTAAGTATTCTCATATAGATGCGCTCGATCAGAGGACTCTCAGCGATAAGTTGGGAGCCCTCAGAGCCTATCTTGGTTCGAGAAACGGATATTTCAGACTTGAAGACACCTACCATCCGGAAGAATACAGACTTGCTTACTATTCAGAGCCGTTTGATCCGGAGGTAGGTCAGGGTCTGGACTATGCAAACCTGACATTAAAGTTTGTGTGTAAACCCCAGAGATTCAGAAAAGACGGAGAGATACCAAAGGTATTTACTACATCCGGTAAAATCTTTAATCCAACAGGATTCGAAGCAAAACCTCTTATCAGAGCTTATGGAACCGGGTCTTTTACGATTGACGGGGTAGCAATGAAGATTAACTCAGCAAGCGGATACACGGACATCGATTGCGAACTTATGGAATGCTATAAGGGAACAACGAATTGCAACGGTAATGTTACATTAAACAAATGGGCTTTCCCGAAGCTTAAGTCTGGGGAGAGCTCTGTTTCTTTGTCAGGAATCAGTAAGCTTGAAATCAAGCCCCGATGGTGGACTATTTAAGGAGGTGGCCAGTTGATTCCGATACTTTTCGGACCCAAAGAGGGTCTAACAAACGGCTTTACGTCTAACGGAATCGGCAGACTTTCAGCCGCCAGCAAATGCGAAGTTACTGAGTCGATCAATGAAATGTACGAGCTTGAGCTTGAGTATCCGATGTCTGGTCCTCATTTCGATGATTTGAGAACTG